AAGAGTAGATTGAAAAACTCCGAGTATGGTTGCATTACGTACCTTTTCTTTTAGGGTTTCGATATTGTCATCACCACGAATAACAACTTCTGTTAGATTACAGAACTCACGATTACGCAGAATAATTTCTGAGCATGGATTGGTACCGAAGTCATAGTTAGGATCACGACGACCAAACTTCTCAGCTTGCTTCTTAGATGCAGTACGAGAGAAGATGCCACGCTCACCAGAGTGAGACTCATATAGGGCAAGCCACTCCTTCATGAAGATACCAACGTCTACATTATCCTTCGCAACATATGAGTTGTTAGCAAGGGCACGCTGAACGTTATCTGTCCACCACTCACCAGACTTAGCAACACGCATACGATCATCAGACAGATCAGAAAGCGAGATGAGTGCAGAACGACGAACACCACCGACAACGACGATCTCTGCGATCTTACAGACGATATCGTGACATTCAATGGTAGATAGACGACGACCAGCAGCACCCTTAAACTTCGTGACACAGAAGTTGAATAGATCATTCAATGGCTTAGGACCAGATGCACGACCACCAAATGTCTTGAGTGGTGCACCAGCAGCACGAACCTTGCTTACATCCCACTTTGGAATTTGACCGATATAAAGCAACTGAATAAGTTCCTTAAGAGCCTTTGCCCAACCAAGCTTGCTATCTGCAACGACGATGATGGTATCAGAAGGATGAAAATCATCTGCAACAACAGGTAGCTGTTCAGTAAACTTTGATTCTACTGAGAAGCCTACACCTGTACCGTTCATCAAGATATAAAGTATCTCATCAAAAGAACGGGGATTATCAATAGCAACGTAAGAACAATTATATCCAGCGACGTTCTCCCTCTTTAGTGCCTCACCTGCTGTCATCAAACAACGCATTGAAGGCATGGTCTTTAGTGTTAAAACAGATTCCTCGAGATAGTTTCGTGTTTCTCGATCTAGGTCGAAGTTATGCATCTCCTTAAGATGCTCTTCAAAGAAATTGAAGTAACGAGAAACAGTCTCGTCCCAATTCTCACGACGATTTTCATTCCATAGCCAGCGAGCATAACGAGACTTGTGAATAAACTGCTGATAAAGAGAGGGCAAATAGTTACTAGCGGACATGCATATACTCCTGACGACGAAAATGTTAAATAGTTGATTATACTATACGATTATTTGATTTTGCACAAGATACATTCTATACTTTTTTCCACATCTGAAACTCAAGTTGAGCCCGATGCTCTGAGAACGTATTACTATCTATGATTCTCTGGATTTCATATTGTGAAAGTACTATTATTTGTGGTTTTTGAAATTCTTCTTTAGTCTTCCACGTATAAAATTTTCTGGAATATCACAATATTTTAGTATTTTTCTTTCAATTGATCCATCATTTATCCATATCATATTTAAAGAACTTTTATTGCCAAATGCTTTTTTACTAGGATTGTTTTTATAAAACTCTTTCATTCTTTCTGACTGATTTTTCTTCCATTGTTCTTCAAGGACTATACCATATCTAGGATTTCCTGTTCCACTCATTCTAGATGAATGTTCTTTCTTCCAATCTAAAGACTTTTCTCTTGGACTGCCAAAACTGCCTTGACCACCAAGTGTTTCATTATATCCACATTCAAAACTATTATATTCTTTGATATAATGTATTTCCCTTTCTAAAAGGGTTTCTAAACTATCAACGATTTCTAATATCTCACATTCTGGATTTCCATACTTTCTGATTGCCTTAGATATACTAAAATTCTTCTTGTAAATGTTAGCATTTCTTATATGTTGAGATAATCTATTTGTCAAATTATTTGTTATACCTATATAAGATTTGTCACTGTTTTTGAAAAATAATCTATATACAATCAAATTTTTTTCCATTGTGAGTATTCCAGTTTTGCTCTCAATCCTTGATATGTATATTTAGTTACAAGGCTCATTAAGTTTTCTGGTAAAATTCCATTCATAACGTACTCATTTATATCTTTTCCAACCATAGTTTCTGGAAACAAACATATACTAAATCCTAAATCTATAGTTTTCTCAATGTTTCTGCAAACATCTTTGTTTCTTGGTTCTCGGTCATAGATGAACACATAATCAAGATTGCCTAAGGTTTGGATAATTGTATATAGAGAAGCATCCATTGTAGCAACTGAGTTTTGAATGAACATAGAGTCCACTGGACCTTCTACAACATAGACAGTTTTAGTCTTGTCCAGTTTATCGAGACCGAAAAGCTTATGATAGTCATCGTTTAGCTTGATCGTGATATACTTGATTGACGAAGGAAGAAGGGCTCTGCCTTGAAACCCAAGCAAGATGTTGTCTTCATCATAGAATGGAATAACAATACGTGGATCTTCACTCTTTAGATTCTTATCATAATCAAGAATCATTGATTTCACAAACTGTGCAAAGTCATTAGCATAGTACAGTGATGCAAGTCTATCAGATGGAATCTTTCTTTTCTTCAGATAGACTTTTGCAGTGTGATTGTCTTCCAGATCACTGATCTTGGGTAGATCGATTACAATCTTTTTAGATGTGAAGTCTGGCTTTGCTTTGTACATTGAGAAGTCTGGCTTTGCAACGTTTCCAGAACTCTCATTCTTGAATCGCTCTAGTTGATACTCTTTATACAGAGGTTTGTCAATAGACTTTAGAAAGTTTCCGAAGCTGATTGATGTATTACAATTGTGACACATGAAGAAGAGATCGGACTTTCTTCTAAAGATATATCCTCTTGTCTTCAGCTTGTTCTTAGTGGAGTCACCACAGATTGGACAACGAAAATTCCAAAGATACTCACTCTTTCGAGCGAATCTTTCCAACTTCGGTGAAATGAGGGAAACATACTTTGAATCGATGTATAGAGACATGACTAGTCCACTTGTTAACTGAACAACGAAATGATCTAATCATATCTCTTTTTTAATTGAAAAGCAACTTAAAAATTGCGGACAAGTCCGCTTTAGCTAGAACCCATGTAATCACTGCAATACCACCCATTAACATATACTTCCAAGCTTCCATCTGTTCCAGTCTTTTCATAAGAGATTTGTCTTCCACATTTTCTTTTTTGTGAGAATCCTTAATCTCTTTTCTTATCTCTTGAAGCTCATGCAGGATCGTTTTCTCAGTTTCTTCTATCTTGACTGAGAGTTCTCTATTTACTGTTGTGATTCTGGAATGAAGTTCTTTGATATCGTTGTTGTGTTCTATTCTTCTCATCTCTAATACACTTTGCATCTCTTTCGTGGTTTGCTCCTGATTTTCTAATCTTTGTTCTTGCAAAGATATCATTTTCGAAAGATTTGCTGCAATCTCTTGCATCTTATCGATAGTTTTATCAAACTTCTCACAAAGAGTAGCCATGATATTAATATCTTTTTTGAGTAGTTCTATTTCTACTCTCTGATCAATTTTATCTAAAGCCAAGACTTAACCCTTTTTTATTTTTATTTATTAGTCTTGTTGATTGTAGATGTTACACTATATGTTCTGTTTGTCACTCTCTCGTCCATCTTCTCGATAACACGAGAACCGAACCAGAACGCAATGATCGTTGAGAATAGAGACATTGTTTCAGCATCCCAAACAGCTCTCAGCATTTCTGGAACTGATTGTCCAGTTGATATCATTGTCCAAGCTGCTGCAACTTTGACTGCAACGAATAGTATAAAGAAGGTATAGGTGATGAATGGTCGAATAGAAGCTCGTAGTGTGTTGATAAACTTACCACCGTCAATGCTACGATCATGAGATCGAACAGATTTTCCCTCTTCAACGTCAGCCTTAATACCCTCAATGTCAAGCTGTACTTTGGCTTGTTGAACTGCTGCATCAACTTTAATTTTTGTGAGTTCAAGCTCATGTTTCATTTCCTGTCGGCGTTCAAATATTCTAACGATTGAAGGTAGAAGACTACCAATGATGCCGAGAAGTGGTGAAAGAATTGTTAACATACTAAGTTCCTTTATCTAGGTTCTTGTGTTGTTGTTGTTGTGCTTTGATACTCTTCTTCACCATACAACTTACGACGAATGATCTTTTCTTGACCTCTCGTCCAGGCAGCAACACCAATGATAGCACCCATAGACATATGATAGAAACCAGACTCTTTAAGAGTCAGTGGTTCCCATTGTACGTATGGTGTACCTGTAATTGATGAAATCAACATATTAATTAGTGGGAATAGAATGAAGTCGAAAAGACACACTGCGAGATACTGATAAGCAATCGCAGGTCTCCAATAATGTTTAATCCACGATGCTTCTCGGTTTGTGTCCATTGTATTATTCCATAAGTTTATTAAGAGTGTTAGTGTCCATCTGACCAGTTACTTCGAGAGCTTTAGCTTTTTGAAAATCTCTGACTGCTGCTTCAGTTTGTGGACCAAAGTCACCATCTGCCGCAATCTTGATATAACCTTTTTTGATCAACATCATCTGTAAGTCTCTAATGTAGTTAGAGTTATCACCTCTTTTGGCTACAACTATATTTAGATTTGTGATGTTTTTGGGAATAGAGAAATCAACGTTTTTTAGAACACGCTTTGCTCTTCCAAGATACTTCTTTCTATCTTCAAATCCGTTTAGACCACCATTGATTCTGCGTGTGATAGTTGTTACATCATCTTTATCTGCAAATGCATTAAGACCTCTTGATTTCCAGTACTCAAGAGCGGTCAACACTGATATCTCAGGTTTCTCTGCTAGTTCTGGATTACCTTCGAGATCATAACCTAAATTTTTACCAAAAGTACGATAGTTTGCACGACCTGTTAGCTGAATGATGCCACGTCCTTTGTATTTTACTCCATCACCACGCTGTGTATTTCCTAAATCACGACGACCCTCGTAAGCTGATCCAGATGCAAACTCTTCTAGAGTTGTAAATGATGCTGATTCATGGGCACA